TAGAATTTGATAGTACGTTGACAGATATTGAATATGTAACTGCTGATGTTACTTTTAAATATGACATATATGAAATACAAAACTTACTTAATAATGAAACTACATTTTCTGGACTTCCTATTAACAGGGGTTCATAAGGAGTAAAAATTGAAGCTTGAAGAAATTCAAGAGTTTTGGAATGCTGACCGTGAAATTGACATTACAGAATTAGCAAATGAATCTGTAAGAATTCCTCAGATACACGATAAGTATCTAAAAATCTACATAGATGAACGTATAAGGCTTAAAGGTCTACAATTTGAGTTGACCAAACTGGTGCGACTTAAAACAGATTATTATGCCGGAAAACTAACTCAGGAAGAGTTAGAAAAATTAGGATGGGAGCAATTTCTACACCGGCTCCTTAAAAATGAGATATCCACTTACATAGAAGCTGATGAGGATATTATTAAGCTTAAGAAGAACATTGTACTTTTAGAAGAAAAAATTCATTATTTGGATTCAATTATAAAAATGATTTCCAATCGGGGATTTCAAATTAAAAGTGCCATAGATTGGATAAAATATAAGAATGGAATCGTCTGATGTAACCATAAGCAAGATTAATGAGGTCTATATTAGAGTCGATACTGAACATTCTATTGCTCAGGAAATCTCAGACCACTTTACTTTTCTTGTGCCAGGACATACCTTTATTCCTGCATTTCGTAAGAAACTGTGGGATGGAAAGATTAGATTATACAATGTAATGAACCGCGTGCTTTATCATGGGCTTCTTCCACATTTATGTAAATTCCTATATCTCAGAGAATATAGTGTTAATTTTGAAACAGATTTTAACACTTCAAAAATTGAAATCAGTCCTAATGACTTACCAAAACTTCCAGAAATTATTAAACCACGAACATATCAAATAGAGGCTGTGAACCATGTACTCTCTAATAAAAGGGTACTTTTGTTATCACCTACTGCTTCAGGTAAATCTTTGATTATCTATATACTAGTAAGATATTTAAAGTTGAAGACATTAATTCTTGTTCCAACAACTTCTCTAGTTTCACAAATGTATAATGATTTTAGAGAATACGGCTGGGATGTAGCAAATAATTGTCATACTGTAATTGCTGGGAGAGACAAGGGCTCAGAACTGCCTGTTATCATTTCAACATGGCAATCAATTTATAAGATGCAACAAAAATATTTTGAACAATATGAACTTGTGATTGGAGATGAAGCTCATGGTTTCAAATCCAGATCTCTCACTTCTATAATGACAAAATGTATCAATGCAAAATATCGAATAGGAACAACTGGAACACTTGATGGTACGCAAACTCACAAATTAGTACTTGAAGGTCTATTTGGTAAGGTTCATAAGGTAACATCTACCAAAAAACTTATTGATGCTAAACACCTATCAGCATTTCAAATTAATGCCATAGTGTTAAGACATCCCGATTCCATTTGTTTTGATTTAAAAAATATCAACTATCAAGAAGAGCTTGAATATTTGGTAGGGTCAGAAGCTAGAAATAAATTCATAGTAAATCTGGCTAATAGTATGAATGGAAACACACTTTTATTATTTCGTTTTGTAGAAAAACATGGACGGATACTTTACGATATGATAAAGAAAGGAGCACGTGGAGACAGAAAAATCTTCTTCGTTTATGGAGGAACAGATGCAGACACAAGAGAACAAATTAGATATGTTGTGGAGTCGGAAAGAGATGCCATCATCGTTGCGAGTTATGGCGTTTATAGTGTCGGCGTCAATATTAGGAATCTTTCTAACATCATTTTTTCTAGCCCTTCTAAGTCGCGTATAAGAAATTTACAAAGTATCGGAAGAGGACTCCGAAAACTGAAGGGAAAAAAGATAGCAACTCTTTATGACATTGCAGATGATTTAAGGTCTAAAGAAAAAAATAACTATACTTTACAGCATTATAATGAAAGAATTCAAATATACAGAGAAGAAAAATTCCCTGTAAGTCACTTTCATGTACAACTGAAGCAATAATTATTACCTATTTCGTTAACACTTCATTATACCATACTGTCAAGAGCTTGTCAACTGGCCGGATTAATCCATTGTGGTTGACAAGCCCTCGATTGTATGATATAATTATGGTATTCAAAAATTACAAATAGAAAGAAAAAATATGGCTAATTATGTAGATAATCAAAGATTTTTAGAAGAGATGATTTCTTTTCAAAAGGGTATAGCTGTAGCAAAAGAAAATTCTACAGAACTCCCACAATGTCCAGAGTATATTGGTGAATGTTTTTTAAAGATAGCTCAAAGACTTTCCTTTAGACCCAATTTCATCAATTATGCTTTTCGTGAAGAGATGATTTCAGATGGTATTGAAAACTGTATTCAGTATATGAATAATTTTAATCCAGAGAAATCTAAAAATCCATTTGCATATTTCACTCAAATTATCTATTATGCCTTTATTAGAAGAATCCAAAAAGAAAAGAAACAATTATATATAAAATATAAAACTATGGACAACCATGCATCTCTTGGTGACAATGTTGAACTATCTTCTAACGATAAACCTGAAAATTATGTATTTGAAACGATGACTAATGACCAAAAGGTAAATATGTATGACTTTATTTCAAATTTTGAAGAGTCTAAGAAAAAGAAAAAAGTAGTAGCAAAGAAATCTACATCACTTGAATTATTCATGGGAGCATAAGAGGAAAAATGAATACAATATTACGAAAACATGACCATCAACATCTCGCAACAGTTATATATGAAGCTTCTCTAAAGAAACAAATAGAGGAAGAATTAAAGTCCAAATATTTAAAGAGAATTGATTATCTAGTGGGTGCAAACAACGAACTGTTTCACGAACTACAACGATGTGAAGAGGAACGAGACAAGTTTGCTTCAATGGCAGACAGCATATTACTAGGTAGGATAGATACATGAAGGTTGCGATAATAACAGACACGCATTGGGGAGCCAGAAATGATAGTCAAGTTTTTACAGATTATTTTTTGAAATTTTATAATGATGTATTCTTTCCTACACTTTTAGAAAGGAACATTGACACAGTAATCCACATGGGGGATATAGTTGACAGACGCAAGTTCATCAATTACAAAACTCTCTATCAAATGCGAAAGGGATTTTTTGACCGATGCTGGGAACAATATATCAATTTACATCTTGTAATCGGAAATCATGATACATTTTTTAAGAATACGAATAATGTAAATAGTATGGACTGTCTCAGGATGATGAGGTCTGGAAGTGAGGGAGATGGTGGTGGATTTATTAAGGTCTATGAAGAGCCTACAGAGATTGAATTGGATGGACTAAAGTGTTTGATGCAGCCTTGGATTTGTCCAGAAAATAAAGAACATTCATTAGACATGATAGCAAAAACAGATGCTCAAATATTATTCGGTCATTTGGAGGTTCAAGGTTTCACAATGCATGTGGGTCAAACAAATTTTGAAGGATTGCCACAATCTACATTTGATAAGTTTGATTTTGCATTCTCTGGTCATTTTCATCATAAATCGGACAATGGTACAGTCTATTATTTGGGTAATCCATATCAAATTACTTGGAGTGATTATCAAGATTCAAGGGGATTTCATATTTTTGATACGGAAACTAGAGAGCTAGAGTTTATAGTTAATCCATATGAAATGTTTTATAAGATTAACTATGATGATGAAAATAGTTCACTTGAAGAAATTAATGAATTAGATTATTCTACATATAAAGGTTGTTATGTCAAGATAATAGTAATTAATAAGAAGAATCCATTTTGGTTTGATACATTAATTGATAAATTGTATAAGGCTGATGTGGCAGACATTTCTATTGCTGAAAATTTTGACTTGGATATGTTAGAGGGTGAAGATTTGATAGATGAAGCAGAAGATACCATTACCATACTTTCTAAATATGTAAACTCTTTAGAATTGGAAAATAAAAAAGAACTTGATACTTTAATGAAATCGTTGTATACTGAATCACTAACAATGGAGACAATTTAATGACAAACTACAGTCAAGATGAAGATGATAGAAGAAGAGATAAACTTACTCGGGCTGAAAGACGCGCGGTCAGCTCAGTTGAACTTGGTAAAGATGAATTACCACACATGGCAATAGATATAGAACTTCCAGATGATATTTTTAAAGGACTCGCTCTTCAAGCACATGAAAGCGATATGACATTTAATAAATTGGCAATAAACATATTAAAAAAGGGATTACAAGATAAAGAATATAAATTTGAACATTCAAGTAACCCACAATTATTAAATGAAAAGTATTAATAAAAAATAATGATTATATTTGAAAAAATCAAATGGAAGAACTTTTTAAGCACAGGAAATGCATTTACTGAAGTAGAACTCAACAAAACCTCATCTACTCTTATTCTTGGTGATAATGGTGCAGGAAAGTCTACTATATTAGATGCCCTTACATTTGTATTATTTGGTAAGCCATTTAGATCTGTTAATAAAAATCAACTCATCAATTCAGTAAATCAGGGCGGAACTGAGGTTGAGGTTGAATTCGTTATTGGAGCTAAAAGATATCTTGTAAAGAGAGGTATCAAGAAGAACTTTTTTGAGATCTACCAGAATGGTGAGATGCTCAATCAAGACGCCTCCATACGAGACTATCAAGAATATCTTGAGAAAACTATTTTAAAACTGAACTATAAATCGTTCACTCAGATTGTAGTTTTGGGTAGTTCTACATTTATCCCTTTCATGCAATTGAAAGCCAGTGATCGTAGAACAATTATTGAGGATCTTCTTGACATTGAAATCTTCTCAGTCATGAACCAGCTACTCAGGACAAGGGTGGCTCAAAATAAAGAAGACATGGGAACTGTAGATATTGCTCTTGGACTATCTAGTGGCCACCTTGAAAATCATACTCACTTAATCCAAAAATTGAAAGAAAACAAATCAATTCAGATTTCAAAAAATAGAAAAGATATAGAACAACATGAAAACCATATCGAAAATTATCAAGAGAATATTTCTGAAGCTAATAAAAAAATTGAGGAATATACTCAATCCATATCTGATGAAACCAAAGTCAAAAATGAAATTGATAAATTACTTGATTACCAGAAAGGTATTGAGGCACACATAACCAAATATGAAGAGGATGTGAAGTTCTATGAACAAAGTTCTCATTGTGATACTTGTGAACAAGAAATTCCACAAGAACATCGCGATAAGATGATAGAACAATTTCATGGTAAGATGCATGAAATGGGTGGTGGATTAACTCAATTAGGCCAGAAATTAGAAAGTCAACAAACAAGAATTAAAGAGATTGAGAAGATTCTTGGTTCTATAAATGGTTGTCAAGGAGACATAGCTAAAAGTCAAAATTCTATTCAGGCGTGTACTCAATATATTAATAAGGTTTCAAATCAAATTGAAGAAATATCTCAAATGTCGGAGGATATTGATTCTAAGAAAAATGAACTTGAAACTATTAAAGAAGATATTCGTATATATAATGAAGAGAAGAAAAATTTGTCAAATCAAAAATATCTTTATGAATTGGCAAGTACCCTTCTTAAAGATAGTGGTATTAAGAGTAGGATAATAAAACAATATTTACCCATTATCAACAAATATATAAATGTTCATTTAGGTAAAATGGACTTCTATGTATCCTTTGAACTTGATGAGGGGTTTAATGAGACTATAAAATCAAGACACCGCGACGAATTCACTTATGCATCATTTAGTGAAGGTGAGAAAATGAGAATTGATCTTGCACTACTTTTTACTTGGAGAGCTATAGCTAAGTTAAAAAATAGTGTGAACACAAATCTACTTATTTTAGATGAGGTGTTTGATTCTTCTCTGGATGCGTCGGGAACAGATGAATTTTTAAAGATTTTATATGATTTAGCGGGCGATGTTAATGTGTTTGTAATAAGTCATAAAGGAGATGTCCTATATGATAGATTCAAAAGCACTATTAAATTTGAAAAACATAAAAATTTCTCAAGAATGATGTAATGGTCGAACTAATTGTACCTAAAATAGAAAATGAAATTCAAGTTAGAGAATTTCCTTTACTACACGAATCAGATCCCATTTTAAAAAAAGAGCCTCTCACTTGGATATTTGATCCACCTCAGGCTGATCCTGACCTAATGTATAGTATCATGTTAGAGAATATGGTTGCTCATAAGGGGCTTGGTTTGTCTGCAAATCAAATAGGAATGCCAGTTAAGGTGTTTGCCATGAGAGTTACAGAAACAGATGCAATCGTATGTTTCAATCCAAAAATAATTACAGAGTCGGATGAAATGACAAGGATGAAAGAGGGATGTTTAAGTTTTCCACAATTATTTTTAAATATTAGTAGACCAGAAAGGATTTTGGTTGAATATCAGAATGCAGCTAGTGAAGAAATAAAGGCAAATTTTGAAGGATTAGCAGCAAGAATATTTCATCATGAAATGGATCACATGGAAGGTAAAACATTTTTGGATGGTGTAAGTAAAATTCTTCTGCAATCTGCAAGAAGAAAACAGAGAATAGCATTAAGAAAACAACAGAGAGTTGATGATATAATAGTCACTAGCTCTTATAATGATGTTATTGAACAACAAAAATCTATAAGAAAGAATTAAGAAATGGAAGAACAATCTGAAAAGTTTGGTTCTAGTAGAAGGCTCAAAAGGTTAGAAAATAAAAGATATCGTAATTTAGATAAATTACATTTACATAACATCAGATCTCGCGAAGACGCAGAAGAATTTGATGATTTAGAAAATATTGATGAGGAAGAATAATGAGTGAACATACAGCAATTGAAGAGGTTGATAAGCTATCTCAAGAAAAGGAATTACAATTACAAAAGGACATGGCCGATCATTTCATGGAAGGAATTAATCATCGTGTTATGATAGCTGATAAAGCTCATGAAATGGGTAAAAAGGTAATTATGGTAGACATTGATGGAACTATTTGTACTCAAGTTGGAGATCCAGGCAAACCAATATCCCCCGATGAATTTTTGGAAGCTGAACCATTTCCAAAAAGAATTGAGTACTTGAATTCTTTATATGATGAAGGACACTATATGCATTATTGGACTGCACGTGGGTGTATGTCAGGAATTGATAAACTCAAAGAAACTAGAGAACAATTAGATTCTTGGGGCGTCAAATATAATGATGTAGCTGTATTTAAACCTTTCTATGATATTTGGATTGATGATAAAGCAGTGGGTGTTAGAAGAGATACAGAAGGAGCAATTTCAGAATTTAAAGAGAATATTAGTCATGTTATAGAAATGTTGTGAGG